TGGATAGACCTAAGTCTGAGCTTGCTTACCGTGTACCTGCGAGTAAGTTTACTCGTAAAAAAATTACTGCAAACGAAAAGCAGGAAGACTTGGTTGGACTTGATACTACTATTGACTGGAAAAATACGGGTGACAACAGTTATGATGGAGAAAAACTTAATTTGCTAGTACACGATGAAAGTGGTAAGTGGGAAAGACCTGATAATATACTAAACAACTGGCGTGTAACTAAAACTTGTTTGCGATTAGGTAGTAGAGTAGTAGGAAAATGCATGATGGGTAGTACTAGCAATGCATTAGATAAAGGTGGTGATAACTTTAAAAAATTATACAATGACTCAGATGTTACACAACGAAATAGGAATGGACAAACAAAGTCTGGCCTTTATTCTCTCTTTATCCCAATGGAGTGGAACTACGAGGGATTTATTGATGAACACGGAAATCCAGTCTTTAATAATCCAGATAATGATGTCTACGGACCTGACGGAGAATTAATTGATTATGGTATTATAGATCATTGGCAAAACGAAGCAGATGGTTTAAAAAACGATCAAGATGCTTTAAATGAGTTTTATCGTCAGTTTCCAAGAACTGAAGAACATGCGTTTAGAGATGAAGCAAAAAATAGTATATTTAACTTAGTTAGAATATACGAACAAATAGATTATAATGATGGTGCAAGACCCTCTTTAAGTGTTGGTAACTTTCAGTGGGTTAATGGTGTAAAAGATACTCAAGTAATTTTTTATCCAAATCCAAAAGGTAGATTTAATATTAGTTGGGTACCGCCATCAAATTTACAAAATAGAATTAAATTAAAAAATGGAAGCAAACACCCTGGCAACGATCATCTGGGCGCTTTTGGCTGCGACAGCTACGATATTAGCGGTACTGTAGACGGTAAAGGCTCAAAAGGATCTTTACATGGATTAACAAAATTTAGTATGGAAGATTGTCCACCAAACCAATTTTTCTTAGAGTATATAGCTAGACCACAAACAGCTGATATATTTTTTGAAGATGTACTTATGGCTTTGGTGTTTTATGGTATGCCATTACTTGCAGAAAACAATAAACCAAGATTATTGTACTATTTACGAAGACGCGGTTATCGAGGTTATAGTATGAATCGTCCTGACAGATCTTGGAATAAATTATCAACCGCAGAAAAAGAAATAGGTGGTATACCTAATTCAAGTGAAGACATTAAACAAGCACATGCTGCTGCTATAGAAACGTATATACAAGGCCACGTTGGTCAAATGCAAGCTGGAAATTATGGTAGTATGTATTTTAATAGAACATTAAACGATTGGAGTAAGTTTGATATAAATAAACGTACAAAGTTTGATGCAACAATTAGTAGCGGTTTAGCTATTATGGCTTGTAACAGACATTTGTATAAACCAAATCCAAATATAGAGAAACAAAAACTTAATATTAATATATCCAGATATAGCAATACTGGTTATAATTCTAAAATAATAAAATAAATATATGGCAGAGTCTGTTATAAAAAGTTATTTTCCAAGTCAAGTTGTAAGCGATGCTGAAAAGTTGAGTTATGATTATGGTTTAAAAGTTGCTAAAGCTATTGAAACAGAGTGGTTTTACAACGACTATAACCAAACAAGATATACGACAAACAAAAATAATTATCATAATTTAAGGTTGTACGCTAGAGGCGAGCAGTCAATAAAAAAATATAAAGATGAATTATCTATTAACGGTGATTTGTCTTATTTAAATTTAGACTGGACACCGGTACCTATTATACCTAAGTTTGTTGATATAGTTGTAAATGGTTTAGCTGAGCGCATGTACGATATAAAAGCATACTCGCAAGATCCTTACGGCGTTAGTAAACGTACTGAATACATGGAGTCTATTTTAAAAGATATTAAAACAAAACAGCTTGATGAGTTTGCTAAAGAAGAATTAAACATAAACACAAGAGAAAGTAAAATTGAAGAGCTACCTGCTAATGAAGAAGAATTAGCTCTACACATGCAGTTAACTTATAAGCAGTCGATAGAACTTGCAGAAGAACAAGCTATAAAAACTTTGCTTGAAGGAAATAATTACGAGTTAATTAAAAAGCGTTTTTACTACGACTTAACTGTTCTTGGTATTGGTGCTGTTAAAACAGACTTTAATACTTCAGAAGGTTTAACTATTAAATACGTTGATCCAGCTGATCTAGTTTATTCTTATACTGAATCACCTTATTTTGATGATATATATTATGTTGGTGAAGTTAAAAAAATACCTGTAAACGAGTTAGCAAAAGAGTTTCCTTTTTTAGAACAAGAAGATTTAGAAGATATAATTAAAAACAAAAATTATCATCAAACTAATTACGATCAAGGCTCTACTCAATATAAGGAAATAGATAATAATAAAGTTCAAGTTTTATACTTTAATTATAAAACATATATGAACGAAGTTTATAAAGTAAAAGAAACAGGTAGTGGTGCTGAAAAAGCTATAGAAAAAGATGATACTTTTAATCCACCAGCAGAAAAAGAAGGTAACTTTGCAAGATTACAAAGAGCTATAGAAGTTATATACGAAGGCGCCTTAATACTTGGCACAAACAAACTGTTAAAGTGGGAAATGGCTAAAAATATGGTTAGACCAAAAAGCGATTACAATAAAGTAAAAATGAATTATTCTATTGTAGCACCACGTATGTATAAAGGTAGAATTGAAAGTTTAGTTAGACGTATTACTGGTTTTGCTGATATGATACAGCTTACACACTTAAAACTACAGCAAGTGTTAGGACGCATGGTTCCAGATGGAGTGTATTTAGATGCTGATGGTTTAGCTGAAGTAGATTTAGGTAACGGTACAAACTATAATCCACAAGAAGCTTTAAACATGTTCTTTCAAACAGGTAGTGTTATTGGTAGATCTTTCACGCAAGATGGTGATATGAATCCTGGTAAAGTACCGATACAAGAAATAACAAGTGGTAGTGGTGGTAATAAAATACAAGCTTTGATAGCTAATTATAACTACTATTTACAAATGATAAGAGATACCACCGGTCTTAATGAGGCTAGAGATGGTAGCACGCCAGATAAAAACGCTTTGGTTGGTATACAAAAACTAGCTGCAGCAAATAGTAATACAGCAACAAGACATATATTACAATCAGGTTTATTTTTAACATCTGAAGTTGCAGAGTTATTGTCACTTAGAATATCTGATGTTATTGAGTACTCACCAACAAAAGATGCTTTTATTCACGCTATTGGAGTGCATAACGTTGCTACACTTGAAGAATTAAAAGATTTATACTTATATGATTTTGGTATATTTATAGAATTATCACCAGACGAAGAAGAAAAATCTTTACTTGAAAACAATATACAAGTTGCTTTAGCTCAACAAAGTATTAATCTTGAAGACGCTATTGATATTAGAGAGATTAAAAATTTAAAACTAGCAAATCAGCTTTTAAAAATAAGAAGAATTAAAAAACAGCAAACAGATCAACAATTACAACAAGCTAATATTCAAGCTCAAGCACAAGCAAATGCTCAAGCTCAACAAGTTGCTGCTGCTTCAGAAGTACAAAAACAACAAGCATTAACAGAATCTAAAGCTGCTTTAGCTCAAGTAGAAACTCAACTAGAGCTTCAAAAAATGCAAGCTGAAAACGAAATGAAAAAACAACTAATGCAACAGCAGTTTGAGTATGATATGCAGTTAAAAGGTGTTGAAACTTCTAACATGCAACAAAGAGAAAAGCAAAAAGAAGATCGTAAAGATGAAAGAACTAGAATACAAGCAACTCAACAAAGCGAGTTAATTGATCAGAGAAAAACTGAAAAACCACCTAAAAATTTTGAATCTGCAAGTGATAATATACTAAGCGGATTTAACTTACAAGATTTAGTGTAGAAATTATTAATTATTATTATATTATATTATGGCAAAAAAACAAAAAGAAACTGTAGCTGAAGAGGCTACTAAAGACAATGTTACTAAAGTTAAACTTGTCGATCAACAAACAAAAAAAGAAGATGATAATATCATCAGAGTAGATTTAACAAAACCACCTAAAACAAAAGAAGATGCCGTTCCAGAGCAAAGCACAAATGAGGTTCCTGTACGCGACGAATCCGAAACTAGCGAAAAAGTACTCGAAGAAAACGTCGAAACAACAGATGAAAAACCTACCGGAGAAGAAGTCTCCAACACAGTTCAAGATGAAGCACCCGTTATTGAGGAAATAACAGAAGAAGAAGTTGAGCAAAAAACAGAAGAATTAGTTGAGGAAACTAAAGAAGCTATAGTTGAAGCTCAAGAAACAGGTAAAGAACTTCCAGAAAACATACAAAAACTTATGGATTTTATGGAAGAAACTGGTGGCACTGTTGAAGACTATGTTCGTCTTAATCAAGACTACTCTTCTTACGACGACAATACAGTTTTAAGAGAGTATTATAAACAAACTAAAAAACATCTTAATGATGAAGAGATTAGTTTTTTAATGGAAGACTCGTTTTCATATAACGAAGAAGAAGACGAAGAAAGAGATATAAAAAGAAAAAAATTAGCGTTAAAAGAGCAAGTTGCCAGCGCTAGAGCCTACTTAGACGGGCAAAAGTCTAAATACTATGAAGAAATTAAAGCTGGGTCAAAGTTGACTCAAGAACAACAAAAAGCTGTTGATTTCTTTAATAGATACAACAAAGAATCAGAAGAGAATCAAAAAGTTGTAGAACAGCGAGCTAAAACTTTTAAATTAAAAACTGACAATGTATTTAATAAAAACTTTAAAGGTTTTGATTACAATGTTGGTGATAAAAGATATAGGTTTAATGTTAAAAATACAAACGAGGTAAAAGAAACTCAAAGCGACATTAATAATTTTGTCAAGAAGTTCTTGAACAAAAACAGTGAAATGGAAGACGCTGCAGGTTATCACAAATCTTTGTTTACAGCAATGAATGCTGATGCTGTTGCTAAACACTTTTATGAACAAGGTAAGGCTGATGCTTTAAAAGAAAGTATAGCTAAATCTAAAAATGTTGATATGAACCCAAGACAAGCTTTTGGTGAAGTTGAAGCTGGAGGTGTTAAAGTAAAAGTATTAGGTGATAACTCTAATGATTTTAAGTTTAAAATTAAAAACAATAGATAACAATTTAAAATTACAAAATTATGGCAATAAATGCAGGAGATAATTTAAACAGTGTTCCTAGTGTTACGCAACAAGTGCGTCAGGATAACTATTTAGATTTGGCTAACAGCTCAAACGCTGGTTGGTCGCAACAATATGTGCCAGACTTGATGGAAAAAGAAGCTGAGGTTTTCGGACCTAGAACAATTTCTGGTTTCCTTGCTCAAGTTGGTGCAGAAGAGGCTATGACAGCTGATCAAGTTGTATGGTCTGAACAAGGTAGATTACATCTATCGTACAAAGGTCACATCGCTGACGCAACTCAACAAACTGGAAACAGTAACGAAGAGGGTGGTACTTTTGAAATAGAAACTGATATTGATGGTAATGCTGCTACAGGTACTGATCACGGTGTTAGAGTAAATGATATGGTATTAGTAGCTGATTCAAACACTACTGTAAGAGGTCTTGTAACAGATGTAACAACCGATAATATTAGTATCGCTTTATACGACGCTGGTAACTCAACTTCAACTTTTTCAAACGCAGGTTTTTCTGCTGGATCTGATGGTGATGTTACTTGTACGTTATTAGTTTATGGTTCTGAATTTAAAAAAGGTGATAATTACCAAGGAAGTGAAACTAGAACTGCTAACACACCTCAATTTAAGACTTTCCAAAACAAACCAATAATCATGAAAGATTACTACGAAGTTTCAGGATCTGATTCTTCTAAAATTGGTTGGGTAGAAATTTCTGCTGAAAATGGACAGTCAGGTTACTTATGGTACTTAAAAGCTGAAGCTGACACAAGAGCTAGATTTACTGATTACGTAGAAATGGCAATGCTTGAGTCTGTAAAAACTACAGCTGCTAACTCTAAAGTTGATGCATACTTAGGAACTGACGGTACTACTTTAACTGGTACTCAAGGTTTATTTGATGCTATCGAAGATAGAGGTAACGTAACTACTGGTATAACTGGTGTTAGCTCTGCTACTGATTTAGCTGAGTTTGATGCAATATTAGCTGAGTTTGATAAGCAAGGCGCTATTGAAGAGTATATGATGTTTGTTAACAGATCAACTAGTTTAGCTATTGATGATATGTTAGCTGCTATGAACTCTTACGGAGCTGGTGGTACTTCTTACGGAGTATTTAACAACTCTGAAGATATGGCGTTAAATTTAGGTTTCACTGGTTTCAGAAGAGGTTCTTACGACTTTTATAAGTCTGACTTCAGATACTTAAACGACAAAGCTACAAGAGGTGGTATTAACGATAGAGATAAAGTAAACGCTATTAGAGGAGTCTTTATTCCTGCTGGTACATCTTCAGTTTATGATCAAACTGTTGGTGCAAGTATGAAAAGACCTTTCTTACATGTAAGATATAGAGCTTCACAAACTGATGACCGAAGAATGAAAACTTGGGTTACTGGTTCTGTTGGTGCTGCTACATCTGCTTTAGACGTTATGCAACTACACTTCTTAACTGAAAGATGTTTAATCACTCAAGGTGCTAACAACTTTATGTTAATGAAGTAAACTATTTATTAAGGATCGAGGCTTCGGCCTCGACCCTTTATTTTATTAATTTTATTATATATTATATTATGGCAAAGAAAAAACAAGAAAAGGTAGAGGTGCCTGTTGTTGAAACACCAGTTGTTGAAACGCCAAAACCTAAAAAAACTGAACCTGTAAAACCAAGCTGGGAAATAAAAGATAGAGTTTATTATTTAAAATCTGAAAGAAAGCCTTTATCTTATATGTTAAGATCAGCTAATATTTATTGGTTCGATGAAGAAAAAGGCTACGAAAGAGAGTTAAAATATTGTGAAAATCAAAGAACATCGTTTGTTGATGAAATGAAAGGTGATCAAAGATTAGAACACATTATATTTAGAAACGGCGCTTTGTTTGTTCCTAAAAACAAAACAATATTGCAAAAGCTTTTAAGTTTATACCACCCTCATAGAGATAAAGTTTATTATGAGTGGCAACCAGCTAAAGAAGCTGCTAATGAAATAGAAATATTAGAGTTAGAAGCCGATGCAATAGTTATAGCTAGAGATATGGACATAGATTTAGCTGAAGCTATTATGAGAGTAGAGAAAGGTTCTAGCGTATCTAAGATGAGTTCTAAAGAACTTAAAAGAGATTTGTTAGTATTTGCTAGAAATAATCCAACTTTGTTCTTAGAGTTAGCCGCTGATGACAATGTTCAGCTTAGAAACTTTGGTATTAAAGCTACAGAACTTGGTATTATTAAATTAAGTTCAGATCAAAGAACTTTTGTTTGGGGTACTAATAACAGAACTTTAATGACAGTTCCTTTTGACGAGCATCCATACACTGCTTTAGCGCATTGGTTTAAAACTGATGAAGGTATGGAAATATATGCAAATATAGAAAAAAGATTAAATAGTTA